ACAAACTATAGAGCAAATCTATGTAAAGTTTATGCGTGACTTGCAGAATAAAAATGTGTTCAACTTAGAACATGACGCAAGCAAAGAAGTACCCGCTTACATTCTTGAAAGCTGGATTGTAGACAACCCTAAAAAGGATAAAGCCTACACAACCTACGGAATCGAAGTACCGAAAGGAACTTTAATGTTAACCGCACAAGTTACCGACGTAGACTATTATAATACCCTAGTAAAAAACGAACAAGTAGGATTTTCAATCGAAGGTTTTCTAGGAATGAAATTAAGCAAACACCTAAATAAATATAATATGAATTTCCCAGACGGAGAACACACAATCGAAGACAAAATCTACGTTGTCAAAGACGGCAAAGTAGTAGAAGTAAAAGACGTAGTTAAAGAAGAAATGGCAGAAGTTACAGAAGAAGTAACAGAAGACGTAGAAATGTCCGAAACTAGCGTAGAAGAAGAAGTAGTAGAAGAAGCTACAGACGAAGTAGTAGAAGAAGAAATGGCTATCGACCCAGCAATGGACACAGAAGCTATCTTAGCTATCGTACAACCTTTAATCGAAGAGAACATTAACTCGGTTATTTCCATGATTGCAGACTTGAAAAATCAAATGGAAGAAATTCTAGTCCGTGAAGAAGAAGTAGAGGATATGGATATGTCGAAAGAAGTTAAAATGTCGGCTTTCGATAAATTCAAAGCGTTTAAAATTAGTAACAAATAATAATAAATAAAAACCAAAAATGAGAAATCTTAAATTTAACCTAGACGTAGAAACAAACGCGTTATTATGTCCAAACCCAGACGAGTTTTACTCTCGTGCGTACTTAACAGAAGACATCGCAGACAACTACAGAACGTTGCCTGGTATTAAATCTGCTACAAAATTAGCTAACGTTACTTTTGGTAACTTGCTTGCACCTTCAACGTGTAACTTTAGCGCACCTACAGACAACTTAGACGCTATCACTATCGACGTTTGTGCGTTAAGTGCAATGTCACAAATTTGTCAATTCGACATCGAGCAATCATTCCTTGCTTTGCAAATGTCACAAGGTTCTAACGGCGACTTTACAGTAGCTTCTTTCATGTCTTACTACTGGAATGAAATGGCTGGACGTATTGGAAACGATTTAGAGTTAATCAGATGGCAAGGTGACACAGAAAGTTTAGACCCAGTTTTATCTTTGTGTGATGGATACTTGAAAAAGTTGTGTGCTGACAATGCTGTAATCGGTTTGTATGGTGGTGCAATTACTTCATCTAACGTACTTGCTCAAATGACTGCTGTACTTCAAGCGTCACCAACAGCGGTACAATCAAAACGTGCTGACTTACGTTTGTTCGTTTCTTCTGATGTATTCGTAAATTACCAAATTGCTGCTGCTTCTGGTAACACTTTGACTTACGTTACTGCTCCATTAGCTCCGACGTTCTTAGGTATTAAAATTGTACTTGCAGAAGGCGCACCAGTTAACACAATGGTACTTGCTTTGAAAACAGATTTGATTTACGCATTCGATGCAGAAGGAGATGCGAAAGCGTTGAAAGCTGTTAACCTTGCAGATTCAGTTGCTGAGCCTTACTTGCGTACACGTGCTAACTTGAAAGCTGGTTTCTCTTACACGAACCCAGACCAAATCGTAGTATATAACGTTTGTTTCGACTAGTCAATAAACAACTAAAATAACGGGGGTGGGTAATGCGCCCGCCCCTTTTTTTTGAACTTAAAAAATATAGAAAAAATGGCATGTGCTACATTACAAGAAATCCTTAAAGGATGTGACCCAAACAGCGGGGGGATATATACGCTATTAATTAACCAACAAGATAACATAACTGGAATTACTACATTAGAAACGACTACTAATTGGGAAGTAACAGCTATTACACACACCGAGCCTTTCGTACCGATGGAGTTCAAACGTAATACTGGTAACTTTACAGAAGAAGGCGCTATCGACTTAGTAAATGGTTCTTCTTACGTTACTCAAACTATTAACTTAATGTTTCATCGACGCGACCAAGAAAAAAGTAAAGCGATTAAAATTCTTGGTGCTGGTCAACAATATTTAACAGCTGTCGTAGGTGACGCAAACGGAAAGTTTTGGTATTTCCCATTCTTACAAGTTAGCGCATACGGCGAAGGTTCTGGTACTGCTCGTGCGGATGGTTCAAAATACAGCTTAGTTTTACTTGCTGAAAATACAGACCTAGCTTACGAAGTTGACCCAGCTATTATCGCTGGTCTTACAGCTTAATTAGTTTTAGTTACATTCTAGAAACGTAACACTTATAACGACCCTACCTTAATCGGTGGGGTTTTGTTTTTTAAACAAGTGGCTAAACTTAAATAATATAGTTATGATTTACATTGAAAAAGGTGAAGTTAATACGTTTGCTTTGACGCTGTCAGAGGTTACAACGTTAGTAGACCCCTTTTATTTATTCGTGTTTGAAGACGAATTTAACACGGCTGTTGATCCTATCCTTTGGTTAGGTGTCGACACGTCGAACTATCCTTATAGATACAATCTATTCACGCTAGACGAAGTAGATTTAGACTTAGTAAAAGGACAATATACGTACAAAGTTTACGAAAGTAGTACGCCTATTGTAATAGATGAAAACACGGACTTAACAGATTTTAACTTAATAGAAGAAGGGCGCATGGTAGTTTCTGGCGTTTCAATTTCTAGCATATACGATTAAACATGGGTATTTTTGACAGATTTAAAGCGGTAAAAACAGAAGTAGTAGAGGGCTATCAGTCGTTTAGTACTCCGTTCGGTAAAATAGGCGGGGCTAACTTGTCACTACCTTACGTAAACGGACGCTATCAAGTGGCTGGCTACATTCCCTACGGACAAGACAACCTATTTCCCGAAACCCTTAACCAGCTTTATTATACTAGCCCACTACATGGGTCAATTGTGGACTTTAAAGTTAACGCAACTATAGGCGCTAGCTACGATTTAAAGGTGCAAACGTTAACAGCTGACGAAAAACTAGCGCTATACACTTGGGAAAAGAAAATGAAGCTGTCTAAATCAGTTCGTGAAGTAACTAAACACCTTGTCTTACACAACCGCGTTTACTTTAAATTGTACTTTGACGAAAAGCACCAAGTAAAAAGAATCGAAAACGTAAGCCCCGAAAAGGTACGTATTAACCGTGCAAAAGATTGTTACTTTTTATGTGACGATTGGGCTTCAAGAATCGACGTATTACCAGTAACAAAATACCACCCGTTAAATTCTGACAAATGTCAGCTTTACGCATACGAAATTAAAGCAATTGGACAAGACTATTACCCATTGCCTACGTACACAAGCGCGTTAAACTTTGCGTTTTTATCTGGTGAACTTTCATATTTTGCAAAATCAAACATTCAAAATAGTATTTTCCCAGCGTTTGCAATGATGTTTCCTAAGCGTCCACAAAGCGAAGAAGAAAAGAAGGTCTTACGTGACACTATCGACAGAATGAAAGGCGCACAGAACGCGGGAAAAGGCGTTGCCTTCTTTGCAAATAGTGCCGACCAGTTACCAAAAATCGAAAGCATACCGACTAATTCAAACGATAAACTATTTCACGAATCTAGCGCATTGAATACAGAACAAATTTGTTTCTCGCATACAATCGACCCTATCTTAATGGGTGTTAGAACGACTGGTAGTTTAGGCGGTGGCGCGGACATAAAACAAGCCTACGTTATCTTCGAAAAAAATGTAGTTATTCCTTTGCGTGAAATGGTAGAAGAAGTCTTTACAGAACTATTAAGCATTTCTAAATTGAAAGCGGATTTTACTATTAAGAATTTCCAAATCATTAACGAAACAATCGTAGAAATAGAAGGCGACGCAAGTAAAACACAAGACGCGTTAAATGCCATGAGTCCGTTAGTAGCTACAAAGGTACTTAATACCATGACGACTAACGAAGTTCGTAGCCTTGCAAGTTTACCGCCTATAGATGGTGGCGACGTAGTACCTAGTTTAACCCCAACAACTATTTAAGATGTTATATTTCATAACCGAA